CGGATCTGCATAGATAAGTCGGTATTTGTTCATCTCATACCTCAGAAAAAGGCGTATAGCTGATTCAGCACGTTCTGGTCAGTAGTGCGGCCAAAGACATGCTTTATCGCTGCGTTAATCATGGCGTTGTAACAGCGCTCGAATTCATCGGCTTCCATGCTGGCGTAAGACAGACTCTTTGCTTCTGTCCTCACTTCACCGTTCAGCCTTACCGTCTGCTCGTAGAATCCCGCCAGTATCGTCAGGTCTTTGCGGAACCTGTCGAATTGCGTGGCTTCGTCCATATGCTCTAACCCGGCATGATTAGCGCACCAGTGCTGGAAACAGAAGTTGAAGAAGGCGAACATCTTGCGGTGAAAAGCGGGCTGTCTGGTTAACTTGAATTCGGCTGTGTACATCTCGCCATTTTTGAACTTGGTCAGGCGGGGTAAATCATGCTCAAACGCCGGGGCGAATACTCCCCCTGCCGTCTTTATCATCTCGATTTGCATTGATAATTCTCACAATGTCGCGATGGATACAGGGATGTTCTCGGCAACCACCTAAATTGACGTTGTAGGAGGAACCGATGAGATCGGGATAGTAGTAAGGACCAATCCACTTTTTGAATTGCCAGCGACGCCACATAAACCATGCGATTACCGACATATCACCTGTCCCCTTTTACTGTAAGACCAGCGGCGCGTATTGCTCTTACCACCGCATCCGTGGTTTGCTGTCTACCATCAGTATGCCCACTGGCATAAGCGCCATCCTCGCCATCTTTCCAGAAATCGTCATTGGCTTCAGGCCAGTCAATATCAATCTCGATAGCTGCGCGGCTTGCCTGCCAACCTTCCCATGCGTAGTTCATAAAATGATTCGAATAACTGTCACCATCGCGACAAATATTACCTTTCACCTGCGGCCACCATTCTGTAATCCACGCCTCAAACTGTTTCCTTGACTCTTCCATCACTTTTCTGCCTCCGTCAGTTGTTGTGATTTCACCACCCCATGACCCGGCGCAAAACAAACCGTGTTACGTTCTTTGAAGACCCAGCCGGCTTTTTTGGCCTGATTCAGGCAATCGCGAAAGTTTTCACCACTAAAGTCGGTAACAGGTGTATTACCGAATCCGCGCGGCTTTTGACACTCGCGACAGTCGCAATATAAATCCATCGAATAACCGCTAACTACTGGCATGATTGACCTCCATCAGCTCATCGGGAATGTCTACCTCATCGCCAAGCTTTGAGACGACCATCAAGCGACATGCGGCTTCCTGATGCGTTAACCCGTAGCCATAGTGAGGGTCATGAAGATATGAATGTGCTTCCAGCGTTGCGTCTGATACCCATTTGAACTCAATTCCTTCTGCTTCAATTAGGTTTCCGCATTGGTTCCAGTCGGTTGATGGCTGCCACAATATAATTTCTAGCGGTGAGTATGAGGTTATAAACTTAACCCGTCCGTCCATATCGATACCGACATGGTTCCCCATGCTTTTACCTGTTGCCCAATCCAGCGCCTTGCCGCTAAGCTCTGATGTTTTTACTTTCACGATTTATCCCCTTATAGACCGAAAACTGACATCCACCACTTCGATAAGGCGATAACCGGCGGCAGGAAAATCATCACAGCAAGGAAAAGAGCAAATCCCATAACTATTCCGCCTAAAGCTCCGCTTTCCGGACGCCAAAATTTTAATGATTGCTTCATATCTCTATCCTCAAATAAAAAGGCCACTGTGTAAGTGGCCCTGTCAGTGGGTGGTCGGCGTAGATGTCCAGCAGGATTCATCGTCCCGCTCTTTCCATCGCAACCAGACAATTTCATAAACAAACGGAATGAAGGCTGAGAAGAACTTTGACCACTGCTCATCCCTGAAGCCTGTCGCCTCGTCAACCATGCGCTCAATCGGATGGATGCGTGATGGGGGTCGGCTTACTTCGTAGATTCGCTCGAACTGTGCGATTAGCTCTTCTTCGTCCAGACATTTCTCCAGAACGGCAATGAAGCGCGGGTTTTGGAGCATTTCTTTCACCGAAGAATTCATGACTGACTCCAGTGGTCTTCTATTGCTACACTAAGCCGCTGTAGCCAGTTAGCCAGCTTTAACGCCGCCTCACGCTCTGACAGGTTCGCCGGGAAATCGTCAATCTCGACAAATGCTCTCGCGCCGTGTCGGTCTTTCAGAATGACAAGGTTTTGCTCAAGCGTCGTTCTGGATACCTGGCTGTAATGGGACAGGACGAAAACGCTTCTCTCCTCGCCGGTTTCCCTGTTTCGGCGATATTCGATTAACTCTGCTTTGCTGCTCATAATCAGGCCTCACGCTTTAGACCGATAACTGTTCCAGGTGAATGACAATGTGCAGCCGCCGCCGTCGTTCATGCGGTCAATGACACGTTCCCCGATGAATGCGGATAGCTCTTCTTTTGTCTGATTGCTGATGAGGATCGTCGGCTTCATTCGCTCGTAACGAGTGTTGATGATTTCAAACATTATCAACTTCTCCGCTTCGCTTCCGAACTGCACCCCAACCTCATCAATGATTAGCAAATCAGGACTGGTGAACTGGTGAATCACATCATCCTCGGTGCGACTGGACGATTTAGACCATGTCGATTTGAATTCGCGGGCAATTTTCAGCGCCGTGGTAAACGCGACGGGACTTTGGTGCTCAGAAATAACTAACTTTGCTATTGCCAGCGCCAGGTGATTTTTACCAGTACCCGGCTTACCGCACATGACAAGTCCGCCACCGCGCTTGAGTCTCTCAGGCCACTTGGTTGCATAAGCCTGACAGACTTTCAGCGCTCTCCTGGACTCGTCGCAATCTGGCTGATAGTTTTCCAGCGTACAACCCGCAAAGCGCTCAGGTATTTCTAACCCCATCATCAGGCGGTCAATAGTACGCTGCCTTGCCTCTGCCTCTCTAATAAGCTTTTCGCTCTTCAGCTTGGTAAGTTCTTCGCGGGCGCAGTCAGGGCATACCGGTGGGCGCGGCGGTAGTTTTATTGGACCTGTGGAATATCTGGCACGATGCTCGAATGCCCCATGTTTCTCGCAGATCGCCTCTTCAACACGGACCTCCGTATTTTCAATTTGGATTGGTGGGCTGTTGTTTTCTGAAAGACGTTTTTCCAGCAAAGCTATCTTCTCGTTGATATCCATGTTCACTCCTGAGCCCATGACGGGATTTCAGTTGTTCCGTAATCCTTGGTGGCGAAACTTTCGTTCACCGCTCGCTTGGCAGGCTGACGAATCGCGTTTTTGTTCTGGTAATTCAGCTTTGCACTGGCGGTGCTAAACCAGTTCTTCGGCTTGTCATGTGTGAATTCCAGATCCAGACGTGTCAGTTCAGCTACCAGGTCGATATTGTGAAAAAGCTTCTTCCAGGAATCGAAGTCCTTCTGGTTAAGTCGCACCACATTTCCCTCGAATGCGTACCGACTCGCCATTTGGTGAACATTAGCCTCTTCGTAAAACTCACCATTGCCACAAGACGCGTCAGCGGCTTGGGTGTTAATAACGGAATCAGGAATCAGAGTGAGGGAATCAGGAATCAGGTTAAGGGAATCAGCAGGATTTAAATTGTTCTCCTCTGGTTCTTGCACTGTACTTGCACAGTGCTTTTCTGGTGCTTCATTAATTTCAGTCACTTGCTGGTAATTAACACCAGTATCGCACTGTACTTGCACTGTGCTTTCATCTTCCTTTACCGGTTCCGCCTCCGGTTCTTCAGTGTGCTCGCAGCATTCTGGTATCTCACTTGGCGCTTCTTTGCAGTGTGGATTCTGGTGCTTCTTCCAGTTTGTAATCTGAATAAAACCGGCACCGTCAACCTGATACCTGTGAATGAACTTGCGGTCGTGAAGTTGCTTTAAAAGATCGTCACAGTCGACGTTGTCGAAAGGAAGTACGAGAGCTTTAACCTTTTTGGGGCGATCATCCAATCGCCCTTCTTTGTCAGCTATCGTCCACAGGCCCGCGAAAAGGAGACGAGCGTATGGAGAGCATTCAGCTAATTCATCATTGGTGAAAAAGCCTGGTTTGATGTTTCGTGAACGTGCCATTTAGTCACCTTTAATACGGGATATCTTCTTGAGCTTCTCGAATGCGTTCTGATACCCACTCTTTAAAGGTGGTCCAGTTCGGCACCGTCTTAGCAAACTCGGTCAGCTCATCAAGATCTAAGCCATAGGAAACCCACGCCTTGAGATAGCTCATTACGTGGTTTTGATTGATATAAATTCGGTTTTTCAGAATTCCTCTGATGTAGAGGATCCTTTGCTCTTCGGGGGGTTTTCTTTTTGTTGCAGCAATACGGGGTATGTAATCGAAGAAAGCCCCGGTAACCTCGGGCGTAAGCTCCTGAGTAAGCTTCTTGTCTGCCGCCAGTTCAATTGCGTCCAGAATTTCTTCAATCTTATAAATACGGAGCCATCGTTTTATGGCTTTGCGACCATTATCGTTGACAGTGAAAGGGTCAATACACTCTTCAATTTTCACTACAACGATGTCTACCACATCGTCCTTCAGGCTCTTTAAGCCATCACGCCACTGGATCATCATCTCCAGTTGCTCACGCTTAACATTAAGCTCCTGAAGTTGCTGTCTTTGCTTTTCGAGAACAGAATTATCAGTAAGTTGACGGTCACTTTTCCCACCGTTGCAACTCTCGCATGAAGTGACGAGATTCATCATGTCGTTATCACCACCCTTACTGACAGGGTTTATGTGATCAACATGCAAAATCACGTCAGGGGCCGAGCGCCCACAGTACTGACACTTGAATCCATCTCGCTTGAATACTTCAAAACGGATTTTTTTAGATATGCCTGAGCGAACCTTTTTGACCTGGTCAGGCGTTGGTTTTTTTGCCATAATTACTCCTGAAATAGCTCTATTTGTGTTGGCGAAACACAGTGTGATCAGGCCTCTAAGAATTCACCGTTCTTAGGGGCTTTTTCTTTGGTCAGGATTGATGCAACCTGACGGGCGAGATGTGCCATTTCGTCATCGACAACACCCCACTCCAGAACGGCGAGAAGGATTGAGATCTTCGGGATGAAGTCCTTCTTCCAGCGCGTGATTTGCGACCGGTCAATGCCGATGGCGTCAGCGATTTCTTTACTACCCTTGATTGCAATTTTGTTGAGCAGAGCGCTTTCAATCTGCCGCGCTTCTGTGCGTGTATGTGTACGTTCCATTTGTGATACTTCCCTTTAGTGAATAGTTAATGAGCGCACACCCATAACGGGTGACGCATAGATTTGTAGTCTTTTGGATTACTGCCCTTTTTCAGGGCGGGGATGTGTAAAGAGCGGTGTTACTTAAGCGGCTTGACTATCGCGGCGATTACTTGGGAATGGCTTCAGCTCTTCTGCTGACACCGTTCCATCTTCGTGAACGATTACCGTGATATCTCGCTGCGAATTAATGGCTTTGAAAATTGCACTTTGATAAACGCCAAGGTCACTTGCTGCCTTGGTCTGACCAAAACGGTCGGCATAATCTTTAAGCTTTAGACGTTGCGTCATAGCTGACCTCCTTATGTACACACTGATTATCACCGCAAGAGGTAAATTAGTCAACACATGCGGTGTTAGTCATTTATTCCGTGCGGTGATAAATTTTGCAGATGAGCACAAAAAAGAAACCGTTATCTGCTGAGCAGGTGGAGGACGCACTGCGTCTTAAGTCCATCTATGAAAGCAAAAAAAATGAACTGGGTTTATCTCAGGAATCAGTGGCTGACGCCTTAGGTGTTAGTCAGTCTGCCATTGCATCAATATTAAACGGCGTGAACGCACTTAACGCCGGTAACGCGGCAGCGCTTGCGAAGATACTCCGTGTTGGGGTTGAGGATTTCAGCCCATCAATTGCAGCTGAAATTGCAGAGATGTATTCATCCCTAGGCAAGAATCAGAAACTAAACCCGAGATATGAATACCCCCTGTTTACTTCTGTTCCTGCTGGCGCGTTTTCAGAAGTTGGCACGTTTACAGAAAGTGATGCCAGGGCGTGGGTTGCGACTACCAAGAAGGCCAGCAAAGACGCGTTCTGGCTTGAGGTGAAGGGTCACTCTATGACCGCACCGCAGGGAATGCGCCCCAGCTTCCCGGAAGGAATGCTTATCCTGGTAGATCCGGCTGAAGAGGTAGATGCCGGAGATTTCTGCGTGGCTGGCGTGTTTGGCGACTCCGAGGTCACATTCAAGAAATACACCTGGGATGACGGTAAGCACTGGCTGGAGCCGCTGAACCCAAGCCCGCGCTATGAGAGCATCCCGTGCAACGAGAATTGCCGCATCATCGGCAAAGTGGTTAAGGCGCAGTGGCCTGAGGATATCTTTGAGTGAAGCTTGCTGTTTTCGTGCCGATATTAATTGAAATCTTTATTAAGAACTTCTTCATTCACTTGAACGGATGAAAGAGTTAACATATATATTAACTATGGAACGTTGATATGCTCAAGGCTGTCTTTAAAGGTGAGTGTCATACCGTAGTTCACTGCAACGGAGCTCTCAAGTCGTTAGCAGTGGCGCTAAAAAGCGTTACTCCGACCAAGAAGCAGGCTTCAATGATGGCATCCATCCAAGTACAGATTGAACGTCTCTCCTCCGGCAAAAGGAGCGCAGACTTAAGCGTAAGAAAGGAGGGAGTGCTACCCTCTTACAATGGAAGGCCCGCGAAACACTTTTGGGCCATAAAAAGGATTCCAATACGTGGTTATTACTGGGAATCTGAAAGGGTTGATATGACTTACTTTATAAGTCATTACATTTACAAAGATTTTGACGATTTACACGGTTCAGATGTCACTAAAGTATGCAACAACTGGGATCGAATCGAGAGAGGAAAACATGACTGTTGAAAATTTTGATGAAGACTTCGAATTCCCCCACATCAGTGATGCATTGCTTGCTAGAGAACGTTTGATTTTCAATACTACTGAAGATCTCCTTCTGGCTATGCAGGACAGTGGCATGAGTCGTGCCGACGTTGCCAAAAAGATGGGTAGATCTAAGTCGCACATCTCTCAAATTTTTGATGGAAAAAGAAACCTCACCCTTAACACATTGTCCGACATTGCACACGCTATCGGGGTGGAAGTTAATCTTGCTATTAAAAAGGATGGCAGAGACGTTTCTCACCAAATAGTTCCAGAAAGAATTTATGAGACAAAATCAAGCCCCATCGAGTCCGAAGGAAGGCACATCGTCAAGATTTTGATAGCTACACAGCACAGGGAATACGTCCAAAATGGTTCTTGATGACTTTAAATTGATTGAGGTTAGTGCCACCGGGATTTCGTTTGAGCATCTTCAAATGGAGTCTGGGCAGGGAACAATTGAAATTGATTATGGTGAAATTGAGTTTGAGGCAGGAGGCGTATTAGTCGGCAATGAATCCCAATCTACAGTACAGGTCAAAGCTGCGCCATCAATCTCCGGACGTAGACTGGGTGTTAATGATAATGATTTCATTCTAAAAATTAATATGCGCATGCTCTTTGTCTGCCCTAGAACCGAAGAGCTAAATGAGGATTTTCTCCAGAGCAGCAGTTGGTACTTCGGATCTATGTTGAGAACCCATTTTAAATTTTATGCTGATGAAATACTTAACAAAACCACAATTAAAGGCGTCCAATTACCATACAACTGATAATCGCAACCATTCTTGTTAAAACCCGGCCACCGCGCCGGGTTTTTTATTGCCTGTTAGTCAATCGCAGCACTTCCCTTCCGCACTATCTCCGCTGCATCCCTGTTAACACCTTTCCCAATCACGTTACCCGTCTCTTTTCGGTACTGCTCCAGCTTTTCAACGACCGCTTCCTGAGTTATCGGCTGATTGGCGAGAGATAGCTCCATAATTGCCCGCCCCATAGCTGCAACCATCATGTTCACACGCTCCTCGTCCAGATTCATAGCCTATCCCCGCTCATATTTTGACCACAACAAGCTATCACAGATGGCTTGATAAGGCATTTACAAAAATAAATAGCCTTATAAATCAGCACCATCAAAACCGCGCGTAATATTTTATCTCCTGCGGTGTTGACTATAAAACCACTTGCGGTGATACTCATCCCATCAGCAGGACGCACTACTCACCAGGACGGTGATGCTCATTAACAGATGGCCCTGAAAAAGGGCAAATACACCGAAGCAGACAGCTTCTGGATGATGTGAATTGCAGCCGCCAGACGGCAACCGCGAGGATAAGCGACGCGGCGCATCATCCAAAAGCTAACTGACAGGAGGATGTATGAACGCACAAGAACGTCGCCGCGAACGACGCGCAGCTAAACAGGCAGACTGGAAATCAGCTAACCCCCTGTTAGTGGGCATCAGCGCCAAGCCGGACACCCGAAAGATTCTCTCGCTGACTCGCAAGCCGAAATCACGCGTAGAAAGCGCTGTGACCCCGATTGATTTGACGGTACTGGCTGAGTATCGGGAAGAGATGGAAAGACGCGCAGAAGCAGTTGAGCGCAAGAATCGCCGCACCTATTACCGTGACGCTAACCCGTTCGGAAATAAGATTCACGCGGTGCAGAAGATGAAGTTATCCAGCAAGCCACTTATTTGAGGTGATTGATGAAAGGTACGGCGTCTGAATTTGCCAATGAATGCCGCGAGGATTACCGGCATTATCGAGAAAAATGCAGGGCGGCAGTGCGTGATGGTGTAAGTCACGGCTTATACGTAAAGCTGGCATGGATGCACCGATGTAATGCCCGCAAATGGGAGTCTCAGGTCGCTTAGGCGGCCTTTTTTATTAGCCAATTACAGCGAGGTGAAGGAATGACCCAATATGCAATATTTGAGCTATCGATGCCTAACCGTGGCTCATGGAATGGCGGGTGGTCTGGCGCGATGGATAAGTATGTGAAGCACAGACAGCTTCCTGCGAAGGGCAATCCAAACGTGAAAGACGGCGCTAACCACTATTACAACTTTGGTGATGGTTGGGGTGCAAATGTCAGCGTCCGGATTGTCGAGGGAGTGAAAGCCAAGAATCAGGCCATCAAAGGCAGCAAGGGATTTTGCGGTTACGACTGGATGATAGACAGCATCCTGAAGCACGGAAAGATTATCGCCGAATAAGCACCTATAGCTGATTTACGAGTCAGCTATGTGAGCAATATCGCTCGTAACCGAACAGGAGCGAAGACCTGTTCTGGTTAATGGAGAAATCATCCCTTGATGTTTATTTGCCCGGCTTAATGTCGGGCATTTTTTTAGCTGCATCTGAGTAATGGTT